CATCGGTGCGGCGGGGATCAATACGCAGACCATTGTCGCTGCCGCTGCGGGGCCACTGGCCGCTGATACGGACGTGTGGCTCACCGGCACGTTTGCCGCCGCCGCGCCGACAGCAGGCGATGCCATGTTTGTGCTCGAGTGGGCCAATCCTGGCGGACAGTAGTGCGAACGCTGTGGTGGATGATGGACCGGGCGGCGCGCGAAGCGTCGCCCGGCTCTTCTGAGGAGAAGCCATGTCGACCTACGGCGATCTCAAAACCCAAATCGCCAGCGACCTCCGTCGCTCGAACCTCGGCCCCGAAATCGCGCAAGCCATCTTGGATGCAATTCGCGACCACGATAGCGAGCGCTTCTGGTGGAACGAAACCGCCATCTACACGCTCAACACCGTCGTCGGACAAGACACTTACGAGCTCAACCCGCAACCGCCGATCCTAGAATTTGTGTTGATTGATCGGCTGCGCGCCCAAATTCCCGGTGTTTGGTATACGGTGAAACCGGCCACCATCGATCAAATCGAAGACCTCTACTCGACGCCGAGCAATGGCCAGCCTGCGCGCTGGGCCGTTCACGGCAACGAGATCAGAATTTATCCCTATCCGGCGGCAATCTATCCGATCAAGATTTTCGGGCATTACCGGCTGATGCCGCTCGTGCTCGACAGCGACAGCAACCAATGGACGAACGAAGGCAAAAATCTGATCCGCTACACAGCTCTGCGGCGGCTATTTGCTTTTCCCATCCGCGATATGAACCAAATGCAATCGGCCGAGGCCTCGGGCCTGCGCCAGCTGGAATATCTACGCCGTGAAAGTGATCGGCGCGCGCGAGAGGGACGTATGAAGGCTTACTATGGTTGACATCTTTGACACAGACGGCAATCGGATCGCTGCAATTCCACTATCGGAGAAGCAGCTCGACCAATTGCATTCCGGCCTCGCCGTCAACGTGCAATGGCATACGCCGCAATTGCTGCGCAGCGGTGGCCCCAGCGGTAATTTCTCGCTGCGTCTGATCGAGGACAAGTTCGTCACGACAGAGCCAGATCAGGCGCGCCAGTGCGCCTCAATGCTGGCGATGCAGCGAGGCGGCGACTGATGCCGGTCCCTCTTCAATTCGGCGAGTGGCGTCCGGACCTCGCATTGATTGACAATCAATTTGCTGCGGACGTGGACAACGTCTTCCCCGCTGCAAATTCCTACAAACCGATCCCGAGCCTACAGCCATTCACTGGCGGCACGCTGCCAGGACTGATCAGCGTCACCGCCGCACGCAAGACAACCGGCGAATGGGCGATCTACGGCGGCACAACAACCAAGCTTTACCAATTTGTTTTCTTTACCGGCTGGACTGATATCAGCCGCACGGTCGGCGGTCCTTATAACGTGCCCGCTGGCGAGGTGTGGTCGTTCGCTCCGTTCGGAAAATATCTCTATGCGGTCGCCACCGGCAACGCGATGCAACGCATCGACGTGGACGGCGGCGGCAACGCCATCGATGCACCCGGCTCGCCGCCGATGGCGCACAACGTGAAACAGCTCGGCGACTTTCTCGTGCTCGGCGGCCTCGACAGCAACCGGCGCAAGCTTCGCTGGTGTTCGATCGACGATCCGAGTGCGTGGGTTCCAGGCATCAACCTATGCGACGAACAGGAATTTCCTGACGGTGGCCCAGTGCAGGGCGTCACTGGAGACACCATCGGTTTCGTGCTGCAGGACCGCGCCATACGCAGTATGCAATTCCTGCCAAGCGACACGGCGTTCGTGTTTAATTTCAGTCGCATTCTCACCGACAAAGGCTCCGTGTCGGAATTCGGGTTCATCAGCGTAGGGGGCATCGCCTATTTTTTGGCCGAGGACGGATTTTACGCAATCAATCCGCAAGGACAGCTTTCGCCAATTGGTCAAGACAAAGTCAACGAATGGTTCCTAGCTAATTCTGACATAGGCCGACGCAATCTCGTGCAATGTTTTGCGGCCAACAAGCCGTACATTGTGTGGCCGTATCATTCGAATTCGGCAACGCCGCTGTACGATAAGATCATCATTTACGATTGGAGCCAGCAGAAGTGGGGCAAGGGAAGTTTCTCTGCCTTCATCTGGGCGATGATGGCGACGATTTCGCTCGATCTTGATACGACCGGCAGCGAGGCAGGTGATGCGTTGCTCGACAGCACGGCGATGTCGCTGGACAGTTTTGCCTATGTGGGCGGCAGACCAATCGCTTGCGCGGTCGACGCAAGTGGAACGCTCGCATCACTGACCGGGCCGCCGATGCCAGCAACGCTGGAAACGGCCGAAGTTCACCTCGTTCCCGGTCAGCGCGCATACGTGTCGGAAGTCTATCCGCTTATTGATGGAGCCGTGAATGCGCTGGTCACCGCTGGCACGCGCGAGCGATTGCAAGACGATGTCGTATGGGGCAATCCGACGCCGTTAGAGATCACCGGCTCGGCTTCGCTGCTTAGCTCTAGTCGCCTGCATCGGTTTCGCGTGCAAACTCTTGGTGGCGAACCCTGGACGCACGCCGAAGGCGTGCAAGTCGAAGCACAACCAGATGGCGAGGCCTGATGGATGCGCCCGTCGCGCCGTTCCGGCGCGCATTTGATACCGCGCGCGACCCCCACGCCGCAAAGAACGCACTCGGCATTCTCGACCCGATTGGCAACGTCAGCAATTCCGGCACGCCGGTCGCGGGTCAATGGGCGCAGTGGGTCGATGCTACGCACATCAAAGGTGCAAATCCGAAATTAGGAAGGACAGATGCCAGCGCCGTACCGTCCGGCGAAATCGGTGAATATTATTTCGCTGATTTTTTGAATTGGTCGCCGCTGGGTGCGGCTACTTGGTACGCGGCATTAACCTGGGCAGTACCGCCGGGAGATTGGGACCTTTTCGCCAATCTGCACGGCGCGACTGATCAAGCTTATCGGCAATTCTATTGCGCAATTTCCACGTTGAACACGGGACCAGACACCATTCACGACGGCGTCCTCGTTTCCGGTGTCGGTGGTCCCGGCAGCGACTGCTATCTAGGCCCGGCCAGGCGCAGGTTCAACGTCAGCGTGTCAACGACGATCTACGTCTGCGTCTATTGCGATGCGACGACCAGCGGTTGGAACGCAAGCACCGTGCTCACCGCGCGTCGCATGTCCTGAAGCGGGGAACAACAAATGCCAGTAGGCGAGAATATCTATCTCTGGGACAAGATCGCTGCCAACAACGGCATCGCCGACAGCTTGATCGATTGGCATGAAGGGCAAACTCGGGCCTCGGTGAATAACAGTTCGCGATCCGAAATGGCGGCGCACGCCAAAGATCGTGACCTTAAGAACGGATCGATCACCACCACCGGCACCGCCAATGCGCACAGCTTCGTTTCCGGCTTGGGTTTCGCGCCGAGCGACACGCCACCAACCGGCATGCGCATCAAGCTCAAGATCGGACCAGGACCGAATGACGGACCATCCACACTCAACATGGATGGCACGGGCGCGAAAACAATCAAGACGGCGAATGGTCTGGATTTGGTCGGTGGTGAGCTACAGGGCTACGTCGACTTTCTCTACAACGGCACCAATTGGGTTTTTCTTTACAGCGAGAAATTTCTTCGCGATCTGATCAGCGGTGTCGGCGGCATTATCATCGGACAGCAGACTTTTCCTAGCGCAGGGGTGTTCAGCTACGTTCCCACCCCCGGCATGCAAGCTTGCATCATCGAGTGTATTGGCGGGGGTGGCGGCGGCGGCAGCGCGAACGGACAATACGATTACGGTTTGGTCGGTGGTGGCGGCGGGAGTGGAGGATACAGTCGCAAGTTAGCGCAGAGCACCGACATCGGTTCAAGCCAAGTCGTAACAGTCGGAGCGGGCGGCGCTGGCGGCATTGCTGGCGCTGGACAAACGCCCGGCTCTCCCGGTGGCGCTTCGAGCCTTGGCTCGCTGTGTGTAGCGAATGGCGGACAAGGCGGCGGTCATGTCAACACCGCGATGTCAAATCCTTATGCCGGTCTTGGGGGCGCACCTGGCACTGGCGACATCATATCGGCAGGTAATGCGGGCCAAGGCGGCTTGTTTGCGAGCGCCACTGCCGTAACCGCTGCCGACGTAACGCTGATCGGCGGCGGCGGCGCAAGCGTCTTCGGCGGAGCTGCGCCTGCTGCTCTCCAGGCAGCAGGAAATACGGGAGGAAACTACGGCGCGGGCGGCAGTGGTGCCAATTCTTATAACGCTAATCCTGCGAATGCGGCTGGCGGCGCTGGCTCGCCGGGCCTCGTTGTCATCACGGAATTTGCCGGTCGTGGCGCGCCTGGCCCAATGGGGCCGATGGGTCCGCCCGGACCATCCGGGCCTGGTACCGGCGACGTACTGCGCAGCGGCACGCCAACTGCTGGTCAAGTAGCACAATGGACCGATGCCTCGCACATTGCGGGCGTCGCCGTTTCCACGATTGCTCCACCGCTGCCGAATTATCTCGGCGGCCTAACACTCTCGGGCGGCGGTTCAACCACGCTCGGCATTGCCGCCGGTGGCGCGACATCCGACGACAACCTGACAACAATGCTGTTGACTGCCAATCTGACCAAAAACGTCAGTGCGGCTTGGGTGGTGGGAACCGGGAATGGTTCACTCGACACGGGTGTAATCACTACTGGTTGGTATCATGTGTTTTTGATTA